TTGTAACTGGTAAAAAGGTTTTTCATGCTCAACAAACTTAATTTCAAAAAGTCTGTCGCCAAGTGGAAAATAAATTAGATCCCCCTCTTTGGGGCGAGTTGCAAGTTCAATATTTGGTAAATTGCTGATAAGGGGAGTAATGTAACTTGAAAACCTTTCTTGAGAGATTATTAGTTTAAGTTCACTTGTTTGTTGAACTCCAAATTTTGATAGAAGAACAGTATTTTCACCATATCCATCAAAATTATCAACATATGCCTCAATGGGATATGATTGATTGAATTCAGAAGTAATTACTTCGCGAATTACTTTGTTTTTGGTGACATATTGTCTCGGTAAGTAGTATACTTCAACACCATACATCCTCAACTGTTCGTTGATCAAGTCTTGAACAAGACTTTGCTCTCCTTGAGAGCCTTGTAAGAAAAAAGGATTTAATACCATTATCCGATAAAGTCAAGAGGAGGAAGTTCATAAGTATTGGACATTTTTTCCATGATTTTATCTAAATCATTCTGTCCATCTTCATAAATTTGTCTACCATTAAGTTCAACTCCTCCTGGAAGTTTGACTCCTTGGAACTTCATCAAGTTTTGTCCCCATTGACGTTTAATCAATGCGGTAAGGTATGGTTTGATAAAAGAGTCGTTATATACTCTTGAAAAATCATTAGGATCAACCGTTCTAAAGCAGTCAATAATAATATATTCACCTGCTCTAACTGATGCCCAATCAATGTCTAGATATAACCTATCCATTCTCTGATTGAATCTAATTTGCTTATGTGTGTTCAATAAGAAATCTAGATCTTCAAGATACGTTTTTGTCATGGCATATGACAACAACTCAGTATTTCCAAAGAAATAAACGTCATTCAAGAACAACTGATACTTAACACTAAACATGTTATTTGTAACAGTGTTAGCACCAGCAAATTGAAATATCTTGTTGATTCCTATAACAGCAGGTGGGATTTGTAAATAATTGCTGTTTTCTTCATATGAAAAAGTGGTAGAAACGCCATCAATCGTAGCTGAAGCAGTGGTTGTCACAATACCTGCTGTAGTTACAGATGTGGCACGACTTCTACCCCTGTTAATATCTTCTTGAGTTATTTGATATTTTAAAAATACTTGTCCAACACCATCAAAGTGTCTTTCATGAAAATATTGAATTGCATCATCAACTAAGTCCTCGATTTGCTCATCAGCAACGTTGATCTCAAGGACAGGAGCACCTAACTTTCTTTTGCAGTAGTCTACTAACTCCGCTCTAGTTGATGGTTGCATTTATCTACTTTTTACCTATTTATGGATCTGTGGCAATGCCTGCACTGACTAACACATTACCATTTACAATATTATAAACAGTGCTACCAGAACTCACCAAAATATCATAAACATATCTACCGGGTTTTAAATTTCTAGTCGCAGCAGAATTAAGTGATAGAGTTATAATACCACCTGCAGCACTTGTGATGCCAACATTAAACGCAGTAGTAACACCTAAAGTAGCACCAATTGCAACACTTTTTGATAATGCTGCAGATCCTGTCCAGTTTCCACTGTCTCCAGTGTCTAATCTGAAAGCAGATCCATTCGGATTAGTTATTGTGAATTTATCACTAAAAGTTGCCCCACCGTAGATGTTTAAATTTACGGCATATGGAGCACCAGATGCTACATCAAAGGTTACGTTCTGATTAGCCATTTATGTTTATTACTGATAAAGTCTCTTGTTGTTTATAATAAAGTTTTACAAATGACTTTGCGATGTTTCTCAAAGTATCTCTATCATCACAACTATCTATCTCAGATGCTAACTTGGTATATTCAAAACTTTTTGTAAGATTGTTGAGTTCAATTGTGTCGGGATCCATAGAGTGCCTCCTTGAGTAGTGATTTTAACTCACTGATTTCATTTTGAATGTTAGCAAGATCTTGTTCAACATTCTGTATCCTAATACTCTCTTCATCTTTGATACTTTTATTCATTATATAAGATGAATATCCTGAGGAATCTGTATTAATGATAGCACCGGTTTCACTATCCCTCAGGAGGTTATTATGTCCTTCTACTTTTTGTTTCATTATGCAAGTGCTATCACTCTGAGGTTTCTGATCTTAGGTGGATTTGCTTGGTTGGTAGAGGTGAGAAGAAGTTTGACTCTGTATGACTTGAAGGAAGGGAGTTCGTCAATTGTAAATGTGTGCTCTCTATAGTCTTCAGCAGGGGATACAAAAGTGTCACTAGAACCGTCATTATTTGCAACATCGATAATTTGTCCTCTCTCGTTAATGTTGTTAAATCCAGGGAATGCCTCATAGATTGGATTAAAGTTCTGATGATCAGCGATTGCAAAGAATCCCCTGATATCAGCATCTCTATCCTTGTAGACATCAACGATAATCTTCAGTGAAGTTGCGGGGTTTTCCAGAGAAATCTCTTTAGAGAGATATTGGAATGCAGTGGGATCTGTGTCGATACCATTGACTCTATTATCGGTGATGTAATTGGTAATTGCATTGTCAACACGGTTAGATGTATAAATCATACTCATTCTTTGAGTATCAATTACAGGGGAGACTCTAGAATCGGTGGTGCCAAAGTTAAGTCTCATAGTCATAGACTTATTACCAGGAAGTGTGGTAAGTTTGGCATCTTCATTCACCTTAGAAGCAATGATTCTAGGTGTGGAGAAGTAATTAGATCTAGAGATTGAGATCGCTTCAAATCCTTGATCAATATATGGTATTTCATTTCCACTTAAGGAAGAACCAGATATTGTTCTTACCTCACCATCAATATTTGTTCCTCTAACAGTGACATGTTGAATTTGAGGAGTTAAGATTTCAAAAGGAATGTTCTGTGTTGCTTTGATGTTGTTACCACCAGAGGATTTAGTTTCTCCCATATAAAGAATTGGGAAACTTTCTCCAGTTGAACGTCCCACTCCACTTGAACCCATGTCGAGTTTAATTTTATAAGTGTCAAATGTACGCGGACTTGCGGCAGTTACATTATTGAGGTTGTGAGTTTTGTTAATTCTTCTTAAAGATACACCACCTAACTCATATTTAAATACTTGGGTTCCTGCAAGATAATTCTTAGCAACTGTACTATCAATTCCTCTCTCAGTGATTGTAATTGTTGTACCAGTTGCAGATTCGTAAGATATAATTTCCTCACCAATCTTAAGATATCCAAGATTAGTAGCACCGACTCCTACGTTTTCAAAAGTATCAAATCCTGTAGTGGCATTTACGGTTATCGGTGCCGTGGAAGAAGCATTCAATGCTTCAGTAAGTTTTACAGGAAGAACATCAGACTCAACGTCAGAAATAGAGACTCTATTGTCAGCAAAATACATACCATGGTTCTTGTGGTTCACTGTGAAGTGAACACCATCACTCACTACTTCGTTTATACCATCAATAAGAACGTTAGCACCTTGTGCAAAGTTAAGATCAGTGGTAATACCATTATTATTAATAAATCGAACAGTGTTTCCTACGCCTGTGACAAAATCCCCTTGAACATTATCGAGAAGTAATTCATTTGTATTAGCAATGGAAACAAGGGATAGTCTGAGATTTCTTCCAAGACTGTTGTTTCCAATAGTGGATATTCCTAATACATCACCAATAACATATCCTTGTCCACCACTAGCAGCAACATGTTCCGAAATAGTTGCACCAATTGCAACTCCATTTTCAATAAAGATATCTGCCTTGGCATTTCTACCACTGCTTGTTATGTTAACTAGTTCAACACTTCTATATTCAAGAGTTCCAGAAGAAGGAGTAAATCCAATTCCAGCGTTAATAATATTCAGTGTACCAGTTGCAATGCCTGCCTTAGCAACAAAGTCACCTGAGGCGTTACTTCCATGCTGGATGATTGTGTTACCAAGAGTCAGAACTTCATCTTGAAGTGTGGATCCGATACCGATACGTACTGATCTAGATGCAAGACTAATTGAATTGGGAAGAAGTTTGGCAATCTGATTATTACCACGACTCAGTTCAGGACTGTAAACTTCGATAGAACCATTCTCAACAAAATCTGCTCTATAGATGGTAAACTTCAGATCTTCCCACTGACTTGGTTCCCAAACAGATCCATTTTGAGACTTATAAAGAGATCCAAGATATGGTTGATTAGATACAAATGTCTGAGATACGAGATCGTTTTCTCCAACTCTAGATATAAAGACTCTGTATCTTGCAGACGCAGATCTTATAACCATGCAATATTCAACTCCTGGCTCTAGATAAACAGGAGCAGGAAGTGTAAATGTTGTAGGAACAGATCCATCATCACTAACGCTTACTTGATCAGGGAACAGGATTGATTGAGACAGAGGTAATATATTCTTGGTAGGAATACCATTCTCTACCGTTCTAAGTTCAAAAATAACAGGAATTCCCAGATTATCAACCTGTTCAAAGAATACATCACACTTAGTGATAAAGATTCCTGTTGTGTCTTCAACCACAAAAGTTTGTGCAAGAGGATCTCCACGATTTATATTTTCAGTAAAGGTTCGCGTTTGCTCAGAGATTACCTCAGTGTCAATGACTTGAGTTCCTACAGTTTCATTTTGTCTTCTGATGTCTCTTTCATCGGAAACTTCTTGTGACTGTACATTCGCGTTTCTGACAGAAACAATATTTTCTTGAACTGTTTCTATGACACCACTTATAAGGAATGTTGAAGTTGCACGAGTAGTGGCTCTTCTAATATCATTATTAGTATCGTCAATAAATGTGAGAACTTTAGTTCCTACTTCAAATCTAGGGTTATTAGCGATGTTAGGATCAGGAATAAAGAAACTTCCAATCAATGAAGAGGTGAAGTCAGATACGAGTCTGACTTGACTAATGGTGGCCTGTGCTCCACTAGTCCCTCCTACAAGCACCATTTCTGGCGCAACATAACCAATAAAGGCACCTTGTGGTTGATCACATAATGAGAAAGTATCAATATTCAGAATAGTTGAAGTAGAAGAATAAGAACTGGGAAGTGTTTGACTGTTATTATATGGGCTAACGGTGTAAACTTCAGTTGCGTTATCAAAAGCACCAGATTTATGATTTGCTTGTGCTACTCTAAAAGTAATTTGTGGATCACTATCAGTTGCAGGAGCATTTCCTACAGGACGCATAGTTCCTGTAATTGTTTCTCCAACTTGGAATGTTCCCGAAACCATGTTGATTTCAAGAAGTTTAGGAATGCAGTAATCTGTAATTGATACTCCATCAAAGAATCCAAAGACTTGAGTATTAGGCCTCAGAGAACTAACGTTAAACTCGACATTTCTAGATCTTGCAAAAGAAATTAAATCTCTGCTAACAACTCTATCACCAAGAGATTCATTATCAAATTGTTCACTGACAACAGTTCTTGTACCAGTTCTAGTTGCTACACCTGTGTCAAATACTTCTCTAGTTGTATCTCTAAATGTAGTTGTAGTTCTAACATCAAATCTAGTATTCCCTCTCTCAAATTGTCTTCTTTGTAACGCAGTCCTTGTTGTTGATCCAAGAACTTCTTCCTGTCCAGTCCAGTTATTAACCCAGGAATTCCAAATAGCAGGTGCAAATCCAGTTTGAGGATCAACATTAAGAGTTCTAGATGCACGCTCAAGTGTTTCGGTAAA